ACTTAGGGTAGCCGATGACACATGGGCCCGCGAAGTCGAGAAATGGGATCACTTGCGGCATTTGCGGATTTCGAAAGTGCTTGGCAGTGCCGCAACCCGCCGGCGAGCGTTGAGAGCTGAAGCGGATATTTACGTGATCAATCGCGAGAACGTTGAATGGCTGGTCAGCGAATACGGTAACGAGTGGCCGTTCGATGTGGTTGTTGGCGATGAGCTATCCAGCTTTAAGAATCACCAGTCTAAACGGTTTAAGGCTCTCCGCCGGGTACGGCCGTTTATCAAAAGGTTTATCGGCTTAACCGGAACACCTGCACCTAACAGCTTGCTGGATTTATGGGCGCCGGTTTACTTGCTAGACCAAGGTGAGCGGTTGGGCAAGACTATTACTGGGTTCCGCGATCGGTATTTTACGCCGGGTGCGCGCAGCGGGCATGTTGTGTACGACTGGAAGCAAAAAAAGGAGTCCGAGGAGCGGATTTACGAGGCGATCAGCGATATTGCGGTCAGCATGAAAGCGGCCGATTGGCTGGAGCTACCTGAGCGGATTGACCGTGTCGTGCCGGTCAAGCTGAACGATGCCTCCCGCAAGCTGTACAAGAAGCTGGAGCGCGAGCTTCTGCTGGAATATTCCGATGCCGATGTCGTCGCCCAGACAGCCGCCGTGCTGAGCAACAAGCTGCTGCAAATGGCCAGCGGGGCGGTGTACGACGAAGATCGAGGTATCAAGCTGATCCATGATGCCAAGCTGGATAAGCTGGAGGATATCATCGAGGCAGCGCAGGGTAAACCCGTGATGGTGTTTTATAACTTCAAGCACAGCCTAACCCGCATCCAGCAACGGTTTCCGCAAGCGCGGATCCTGCGAAAGGGCAAGGATGGCAACGAGGATATCCGAGCGTGGAACAACGACGAGATTCCGTTATTGCTGTTGCACCCCAAAAGCGCCGGTCACGGTCTTAACCTCCAAGAGTCCAGTTGTCAGACGATCGTCTGGTTTGACCAGATTTGGAGTCTCGAAGAAGATCAACAAGCTAATGCCCGGGTACACCGACAGGGCCAGACTCGGCGGATCGTCGTGATGCGCCTGGTGGCCGAAGGGACGATGGACGAAGATGCCGTCGTCGCGCTGGAACGCAAGGCCGCCGGCCAAGAGGCGCTGATGCAGGCGGTCAAGGCAAGGATTGATCGCGTGAAGGAGGCTAGCTGAGCATGCCATCGCAACGTATCCGGATGCAGCGCAAGCGATGTCCGCATTGCGGCAAGCTATTCGACCGCTACTGGCTGCCGAAGCATATAGACAAATGCAAAAAGGGGTGACAGACGAGTATGCAAACCTGGGTCGAGGATCTGGTGGCGCAATATAGCGTGCGATCCGAGGTGTTACGTGAATATCGCGACAAACTGGACAAGACCGACCAGCAAGAGAAGATCGAGGCGAGCACGGTCGCTGGCATGATCGCAGAGCTGCGGTATTCAATCACCTGGATGCGGCGCGGTCGCAAGCCTGGGCAGTTGCGAGGGATAGACAAGCAGCAAATCTATCAGCGTAATGCAGTTGCCGAGCTTCTCCAGGCAGACGAGCAGCTGCAGCTGCTGGACATTCTGCTGACGATGTCACCTCGCGAGCGGCAATGTTTTCTATTGCATTATTCAAAGGGCTTGACACAAAATGAGATCGCAAGTATACTTCAATTGTCGATTAGAACCGTACAGACGTTCTTGAAGAGAGCAAAAAGCAAAGCGCAACAAGAGCTTTGAAAGTGTTTGTCCGTAGTTCTGTCCGTACTTTTGTCATCATTTATGCAGTGCCATAAGTCTGTCTAAAATCAAACAGTTCCCGCCGCACCTCTCAACGATGTGTAACAGGACGGGCCACTATAACCCAAGAGTCCAGCCAAAACGGCCGGGCTCTTTTTGCGTGCATAAAACTTTTAGGGAGCGAGGGATATGACCATTGGGCATTATCAGTTATCGATTACACATCATGCCTATACGCGATTTATTCAGCGGGTAAGGTACATCAAGCGCCATCTCCTGTACGAGCGCGGACTAACCGCATTGCGTACGGGTCGGTACCGGTACGGCGAAGGCGCGATCAAGCTGTGCGGTGCCTGGTGGGGGTGCACGGTTAAAGGCAAGATGGTTATTCTGACAACCTGCTACGGGCAACGACCGGACAACATGATTGTGACGAGATACAAAGAGCGAATGGGACTTCCAGGGGGTGGAGAGCATGGCATTGACGGCCAAGCAAAGAATGTTCGTTGCGGAATTCCTGATTGACCTCAATGCCACGCAGGCGGCAATCCGAGCGGGTTATAGTGCAAAGACAGCTGAAGCCATTGGACATGAAAACTTGAGGAAACCTAAGATTGCTGCAGCTATTCAAGCGGCCATGGATACGCGAGAGCAGCGGACAGAGATCACACAGGATCGCGTCTTGCAGGAGCTGGCCAAGATCGGCTTCGCGAACATCACGGACTATTTGTCATTCCGGAGTGAGCGATCCGTCGCGGGGCATGAGGACGGCGTGCCGGTGTTTGGCTACCAGGACGTGATCGAGCTCAAGTCGAGCGATGACGTGGACGGCGCGGTGATCGCTGAGGTCAAGCACACGAAAGAGGGTATTGCTTTCAAGCTTCATGACAAGGTGGCCGCCCTGGAGAAGATCGGCAGGCACTTAGGCATGTTCAAGGAAAAGCTGGAGCTCACTGGCGAAGAGGGCGGCCCGCTGCAAGTAATTTTCAGCGAAAAGATGAAACCGCCTGATGCATAAAGCGTGAATAATCGGGAAAGTGTCGTGCCTTTAGCGCAATAAAGCATACCGCGTCATTACGCGGTTTTTTGCGCTTTGCATAAAACTTGCATAAACGATAATTCTCCGATATCTCGAAACCCCTTGATAGATAAGGGTTTTTTGATTTATTCAATGTCCGGGAAGAACCATTATGTAAACTTCGTTTGAATAAAAAATGTATGGAGGTGTCGGGGTTGTGCGCCAAAGTCATGATCCCCTACGAGCCGCAGCCACGGCAATGCTTATACCACCAGACGGTTGACATCGACGAGTTGCTATATGGCGGGGCGGCCGGCGGCGGGAAGTCCGAGGCAACGATCTGGGATGCTCTTTACTACGGGCTGACCTATCCCGAGAGCCGCCAGATTATATTCCGGCGTAAGTTTCCCGACTTGGAGCGCTCGATTATTGCCCGGACCATGCTGGTCTATCCCAAGCAGCTCGCGACGTACAACAGCGGGCGGCACACCTGGACGCTGGTCAACGGCTCCGTGATCGAGCTGGCGCACTGGGATCATGACGACGACTATCTCAAGTATCAAGGCGCGGAATACGACGTGATCCGCTGGGAGGAGCTGACGCAGTTTAAGGAGCGCTGGTACAAGCTGATGCTCTCCCGGCTGCGCGGCAGCAAGCCTTATCCCCGGTACGTCAAGAGCACGACTAACCCCGGCCAGGAGGGTCATATCTGGGTCAAGAAGCGGTTTATCGATATCGGCCCCTGGGAGCAGGTGCATGTCGTACCCGATCTGGACGATGACGGCAATCCGATTTGTTATCCTGCAGATCATCCGCAAGCTGGGCAGGCACTAACGACCCGGCGCGTGTTCATCCCGGCCAAGGTGAGCGACAATCAAGCATTGATCTCCAACGATCCGGGCTATATTGCTCGGCTGCTACGCCTACCGGAAAAAGACAAGAAGCAGCTGCTTGATGGGGATTGGGACACGTTCGCCGGCCAATATTTCGAGGAGTGGAGCCGAGCGATCCACGTGATTGAGCCCTTCGCGATTCCCGCGGACTGGCAGAGGTATCGCAGCATGGACGAGGGGTACAATCCCGATCCGTTTGTTTGCCTTTGGATCGCAGTGGATCGGGAAGGCAATGCCTATCTATACCGCGAGCTGTCGCAAACGAAATTGCTGTCGCGCGATCAGGCTCAGAAGATCAAGGCGATGACCCCGAACGGCGAGCGTATCGCACAGAACGTTGGGGATACAAGCTTCTGGAACAAGAGCAAGCTGGATTCGGGCAAGTCGCCGGCTGAGGTATTTGCCGAAGAAGGGGTACCACTCACGCAGGCCAACAAAGAACGCGTGAACGGCTGGAAGCGCCTGAGAGAATGGCTGGACCCCTACGAAGAAACCGATCCTGTTACCGGCGAGACGTACATCACGGCGCGGCTGAAGGTATTCAGCACGTGCGCCAAGACGATCGAGGCGCTACCCGCGATGATCCACGACGAGATTAATCCGGAGGACGTGGAGGATCACGAGCTCGACCATATACCGGATGCCTTGCGGTATTGGGCGATGAGTCGCCCGCAGCCGACGAAACCGATCAAGGAATTGCCAGAAAACACAATGGAGGCGCGAGTTCGGCGAAATATCGAGCGACTGAACAAAGCGAGAAGGCGAAGGGGGATGCAGGCGTTATGAGTGGAGAGACGACGATTTTGTTATGGGTGCTCACTGTAGGATGGGGGCTTACACTTCTGGGGTGGGTGATCTATTCCAGGGCATCGAACGCAGTTTATTTCAGGGACACGAGAGAGTTGCGAGAGCAGGCTCGTGCTGAACGAGCAGACTGGGCGAAGGAGCGCCAGCAACTGCTTGATCGCATCCAGGCGCCGAGCTTTGATCACCTGAAGCACCACGAGGTGAAGGTGATCAAGGCGCAGCAAGGAGAACGTGAACCGCCTAAATTAGACCCGCTGTGAGGTGAGTGGACATGAAGCTTTACAAGTATACATGCGGCATGGAAGAGAAGTACGGACCGGCAGAGAACGAACAAGACGCTTATGAACGCCGAGACCAGGTCGATCCGATCTATCACATTCTGCCGGTAGTCATCGCAGAGGTGAAGATCCCAGGCTATGAGATCGGGCTGCAGCCGGTCGTTGCGGAGGATCCGCCGGCGGATGACGAACCTGAAGACTTCGCAGCGATGGACGCTGATCAGTTACGGGCATGGCTGGATCAGCGGGAGATTAAGTATCACTCACAATACGGCGAGAAGAAACTACGGGAATTGTGCATTTCAAAACTCGAGGAGGAAAATCAATGAATCCAACTGTAGGCAGAGTTGTCTATTACAAGAGTTACGGAACGCCTGGTGGAGAGTATCCGAGCGTGGATCGTGCCGCGATCATAACGGCCGTGCACAACGCGACGTGTGTTGATCTTTGCGTCATGAATCCCACGGGATTGTTTTTCAATCAGAAAGTGGTCCAAGGTTCGAACGGTGGGCAGTGGGATTGGATGCCTTACCAGAAGGGGCAAGCAGCTAAAACCGAACAGCTGGAGCAGAAGTTGAGAGAAGGCAAACTGCCTGCCGAGCAAATTGCGAGACTTTGCCACGAAGTCAACCGAGCCTTTTGTCGCAGCATCGGTGACGATTCCCAACCGGCGTGGGACGATGCACCGGATTGGCAGACGCAGAGCGCAATAAACGGGGTAAAGTTCCATCTTGAGAACGAAACCACTCCGGAGATGAGTCATGAATCTTGGATGGCCGAAAAGTTGGCCGACGGGTGGACGTATGGATCGGCCAAAGATCCTGGTATGAAGAAGCACCCTTGCATGGTCCCCTATGAACAATTGCCGTTGGAGCAACGCACGAAGGATTATCTGTTCAAAGCTATTGTTGATACTTGCAAATAATCGTGCTCAGGCGCAGA